CGCTCATGTATCACCTATGTCGGGTACTATTTTGCCCTTGGAGATCAGATTGTCTATTGCGATTTGAAGATAATCCGCGGTGATCTCTGATGCCGTGTACATGCCAGCATCTAGGGCAGGGCGCAGAAAAGGCTTGGCGCTAACTCTTATTCGCTTATTGCTGGCCCAAATTTTGGCATTAAATCCATTTTCGACAAGATGCGCGTATTTTGTTGGTTTTGCTTCGATCATGACATTACGCTGCGCTACTTTTGATTTTGACGGCTTGTAATATGCAATAAATACCTTGGCTGAAGTGCCCTTTTTGGGGCCAACTATTGCCATAACTACGCCTTTTTTTGTCGTGACGACCTTCACGGCAATGCTTTTTTTCAACGCTAAACTTGCGCCGTAAATGCGTACTAGCTGATCGCCTACACGTATCATCGCTTTACGGCTCGGCGCTTTCGCCCGAGCGATCTTTGCCACTTGGCCACCAATTTTGCGAGCAGCTCGGCGAAACGCAGTACGTATGGCGATCGGGAATCGTGCCAGTTTGTCCATGAGAGGACTAATGCCGTCGATGGCGAATTGGCCATTCATGACTGCACCTCGACTGCCGTGATTTTGAGATGTTCATTGAGCCCTTCGATGGTGCTTAGCCCAACGATATTAAGCTCGAGCGATCCGTAGAGTATGCGATGGATCGGCAGCACATCAGCCCGATAGCGCATCGTGATCGTGTAGGTCGTCACTGCGCTCTGCATCAGTGCGCTCTGCGGCTCACTGCCAGGAGTCGAGATAACGCTGGCCCATACCGTGGCGTACGTGGCCCATGTGCGGATTGCCTGCCCGTACGAATCGACGGCGTCAGTCGGTGACTGAAGAGCCACGCGGCGGCGCATGTCCCCAACTACTGTGACGTAGGGCATCAGGTATACCCTCCATCGCTATAGAGCCTGAGCACGCTATCCACGGCCAAGGGCACCTCAGAGCCAAACGATCCAACGGCTTCGCGGTGCTCGTACCAGTGAGCGACGAGCATCATGATGGCAAGGCGCAGGAGCTGCGGCACGCCAGTGCTTGCCGCGCCATACCCTGCGATCCAGTCGATCTCGATTGCACCACGCTGTAGCGGGTAGGTTGTCGGCCACGTGCCACTGGCGGGCAGCACAAGCAGCGGCGGGTTGTTGTTGAGCAACAATTCAAAATCACCGGCAGCGTACGTCATCGTCTGCTGATTGCCATCGCCATCGTAATAGCGGATGCGTGGTGTGATGTATGCGATGCCAGTGATTAGATTGGCTGCTGCCTCAACGGCAGGTGAGCGTGGCAGCTCGATGTCGTAGGGCCATACGTCATAGATCAGGCGGTATGCGGTGTAGATCAGAGTACGGCCCGTGTAGCGCTCAACCATGTCACGGGCTGCGCTGATCATTGCCCCGATCAGGGCATCGTCATTAGAGAGATCTACGCGCAGGTGCAGTTTCGCCTCGGCCAGTGTGACTGGCTCGACGCTGCCTCGCGCTAGGATGCTGATGTTCATCGTTTCTCCACGTTCTTTCGACGCTTATTATCTGCGATGTCTAAAGGTGGAGGAGCCAGAGCTGCTGGCTCCTGATAGGGCTCGGCGAGCCCAGCGGATACGAGCCGCTGGGCATCATCGCCAATAATATCCAATACCTCACCGGGCATGTAGCTCACGAGAGTGCCAACACAATGGATCAGTATTTTCACTCTCATGAGTCTACTCCACATTAGGATGCTGGCTGAGTGATGCGGACAATCGCTGCGCTCTGAGCGACCTTGGCATCGCTACGACGCACTGCCATAAACCCGGTCTGATAAGCATCAGCATAGCGCTCGTTCATGCGGATGATTTCGATATCGCCCGCATCACGGATGTAGTACTTGCTGAAATCTCCAAACAGTACAGTCTTGGCGCTGGCAGCGATCGAGCTGGCCATTGCGTTATTGATGATCACAGGATAACCAAGCAACCTTGGAGCGTTGCCGTTCAACAAGTCGAGGAACAATGGGCGGCTCTGTGAGTCGGCCAGTTGCAGGATGCTAGACCAGATCGACTGGTGCATCATCCACGAGCCGTTCTGCTGGTAGCCGTAATCGAGTGCGTTGCGGCATCCCATGATATTTGCGAGCGTGATGGTGGTAGTGGTCGCACCAGCAACGCCAGTGCTCGAGCCGGTGACTACGCCCTGAGGTGCAGTCGTGCCGTTCCCGGTTGCGTGATCAGTCGCCTCTTTGCGACCCAATCGCTCACCGAGCAGGCCAGCCACTTCGGTCGCAAGATCCAAGCCGGAGTCGCGTAGCAGCTCATTGCTGAGCAGCACGAGCGACTCGGTGCGGTATGCGCCGAGGATGATCTGGCCAAAGGTCATGTCGGTGGCTGATGGTGCGGTGTTTTCGGCGCCAATCGCACCAGGGTTGCCAGTGTCATCGATCGTGGGGAATGGCAGGCTATTGCCAGACTCGGTGCGGATCACGCGAGCAACATCACGCAATGGGTTGAAATAGACGATCTTTTTCTCGAGCTCAGCCAAGAATCCCTGCGGGATGGTATAACCACCGGCGCTGTTGCTCGTGCTGTTAGCACGAGTCAATACGAGACGATTGCTGCCCAGATTGAGCCCTGAGCGCTGAGCTGCGCTGCGATGCTCAGCCCGTGCGTCGTTGCCAAGGAACCAACCACAAAGGGCTTGTTCACGATCCCGATTGGCGCGCTTGTTGTCGAGGTCACGCGTAAACATTGGCACTCCGATCGGTGCTGGACGAGTGCGGCGTGACGATGCGCTGAGCACATTGTTGAGCCGTGCGCGTGACGCAGCCTGCTGCTCTGCTGCTGCTGCTGGTGCTGCTGCTGGTGCTGCTGCTGGTTCTTCTGCTGGTGCTTCGACGGGGGCCTCTTCGCCAGAGACCTCCTCAGCCATCGCCATCTCGATAGCTGCGATGCGGCTATCGTGCTCAGCGATCAGAGCAACGATCACATCGACCTTTGCAATCTCCTCAGGCGTCCATTCACGAGTCGATGCCGACTCATGGTAGCTCTGGGCCTGCTCTACTAGACGTGCTCGCTCTGCGAGCAGGTCGCGACGTGATACGCTCATACAATCCTCCCTGCGCAGCCGAGCTGCGACATCAATAATCTCCGGCCTCTTAGATGTACGCTTAGCCGCAATTGGCTAGCGATCCACTGATCACGCGACCGTATCGCGACCGTGGTGTCCGGATATGCGGGGATGGTGACGACGGAGACCTCGATGAGCTCGACATCTGTCACGGTCCGCACTCGCACAGTTTCCTCGATTGTCCACTCGTCAGCTCTCACAATGAAGCCAAACGACATTTGATTGACATCGCCACGCTCGATGAGCGCTAGTAGATCCCTGGCATAGCTTGTGTCGGGCGGGTAGATCTCGACGCCTAGGCCATTTTTGTCGGTGCTCAATTTGAGCGTGCCCGTACTGCGACGACCTAGCACAAGCGAGGCGTCGTGATTGACCAGCGCTCGCACATCTGCGCTCTTACTCTCGAGCGTGCGGCTAAATGCCTGCGGCGCAATGCGCTCACGGAACCCGCCTAGATCCTCGCTGAGAGGACCGTAGACGCTGGCATAGCCCATGAGGCGGCCTGCGTCAGATGAGACGGTAGAGAGTAATCTACGCTCCATCGGTGACCTCCTGCGCAGGCTCTGTTTTGCTCAACGGCAGAATCGGTCGCCATTTAATCCTCCAGCCATGACGGCCGCCTGGGCGGCTCGGCGGCACTAGCTCACGCTCACGCTCGATGCCGCAGACACGGCAGCGATTGGTGCTGCCATGCTCGCAGCTCGGGATCTGATGTTCGGTCATTGCCAGCGCTAACGCAATGACTGCATCGCTGGCGTATGCCTCGAGGTCGTTGGTCTCTGCCGGTGCTGCTGGCGCAGGCACGAGCGCAGGATCGGGCACGGGCACTGGTGCGACTGTCGGGTCGGCAGGTGGTGCCTGAGCCCCGCCCATCGAGTTGACTGGCTGCATGTTGAGCGGCTGGAGGAATACATCTCCACCCTCAATAGGGTCGAGTTGCTCGAGTGCTCGGATCTCGTTGACGCTGAGCCAGCCCCAGTTGCGACCGATGGCGTATGCGCTGTATCGAGCTGCCAGATCTGTGCGCAGCAGCCCCTCGACGCGATGCTCAACGTAATAGCTGCTGCTGATTGGCAGGAGCAGTTTATTTCTAACCTCCTGCTCGATGCGCACCAACCATGGGCGCAGCGTCTCGCTCAGAAACGCTTGGTTTTCCTGCTCGAGCGATGAATAGGTCGATCCACCAGTTGCCCGCAATTTTGATACGGGAATGTTGAACCACCTAGCGATCTCCTCGAGCTGGAAACGTCGAGTCTCAAGGAACTGCGCATCGTCAGGCGGTATGGCAGTCGTGGTCCATTTCATACCTTCCTCGAGGATCGCCACCCTTGAGGCATTGTCGATACCGGAGTGCAATCGTTCCCAATCGCCACGGAGGCGACCGCGGGCATCGTCGCTGAGTCTGCCGGGATGCTCGAGCACGCCGGACGGCCTTGCGCCACGACCAAAAAATGACGACCCAAACGCCTCAGCCGCAATGCCGAGCCCGATGGAGTCACGGGCAAGAGCGACAACGCTAGCACCGACGTAGCCATCACCACCAGGGCCGCGCAGGTGCAGTACGTCTGATGCTGGCAAATAGGTCGGGCGAGCCTGATCGTCGCGATAGAGATATTGCAGGTCGCCGTTAGAATCGCGCCCGACTTTGATGCGAGCACTATCGAGCAGCCACACACGCACTGGGCGGCCGATCGTGTCACGCTCGATCTCGCAGTAGCCATTGCCCCATATTAGAGCCTGCGCAAGCCATTGCTCGCGCAATTGCATGGCGGTCATCTCGTCATTGGGCGCATATCGCAATAGGTCAGCGATCATCGAGTCATCAGCGATGACTCTGCCACCGTTGACATGCTGATACACGTGAAACGGCAGGCTTGCCACCGTCTCGGAGATGATGCGGACTGCTTGCCAAAATGGTGCATAGGAGAGTGCGGTAGACTCAGATACCTGCACGCCTGCCGTGCTGACCTCACCGCCGTACCATGACGTGAGAGCAGGATCTCGCAGCCCCGGCCTGCGCATGGTGCGCAGGCTGAATAGGCTCATGATCCGCTCGACGATCGTCATAATAGGGCCATCCCTCGTGACTCGTATATCGACGGGGCACCACGCCCTACCGCTCCGCCTGCCTCACCGACTCTCGACCTTGCAACGGCCATGATCGATGCGACAAGGGCATCGATCTTTTCTGATGACTTAGCTTTACTGGGCTTGATATTGCCAGCAGCGTCTGACTCTATCGAACAGTTACCCGAACACCATCGCAATACCGGATTGCCATCGTGTCGTAATTTTCTCGCCATGACTAATGTCTCAAAATCCTTGGCGGCAGGGCTCATGCTCGCATACCCTTGGCCAAAGGAGACGATGTTGAGGCCATCGCTCTGCATCTGCTGAGCCAACTGGCTTGCATTCCATCGGTCAATTGCGATATCGACTACGCGATACTGTGCGCAGAGCTGCTTGATCTTGGTGTAGACATCCTCATACTCGATCACATCGCCATCGGTCACGTTGATGTGCCCGCTTGCATGCCATTGGTCATAGCGCATGCGATTGGCTCTCTCTCGAGCCTTGAGGGCACCTCTAGGTGCCCAGCATGTTGGCTCTATCCAGATCGTGCCATCGTCGAGGGGAAACGCCAGCACAAACGCTGAAAGATCCATGGTGCTGCTCAGGTCAAGAGCCCCATAACATAATCGGCCAGCAAGATCAGGTCGAGGGCCGCGGCATGCGTCCCATGTCTCAGGTGCGATCCATCGGGTGATAGTGTCGGTCCACTCGCATAGGTGCAGGCGGCGAAACGCTAGCTCACGGGCAGGAGATTGAGCTGCGTCGAGCGCTGCTTGGTGCATGTAATCGGGCAGCACCGAGACGCCATAGCCGGGATTGGCTGCGCGCCACGTTGCCTCGTCTCGCCACGATGCCCCGTCTGGCGCTCGATAGAGCACGGGTAGGAAACTGTGATCTACCAGTGTGCCCTCAGCCACGGCTCGAGCGTGTAGGTGCATCTCGTAGCACAGTGAGTTGCGATCGTGCCCTGCGGTCGTGATTGCCACGGTGAGCGGCTGGCGACGTGATCCTACGCTCGTCGTGAGCACATCCCAGAGCTCTCGATTGGGCTGAGCGTGGAGCTCATCAAATATGATGCCCGAACAGTTGAACCCGTGCTTGGTATGTGCGTCTGCGCTGATTGCTCTATATCTGCTACCGTGCTTGGTGACGATCTCCTTGCGCAGCACAGTACAGCGTGATGCAAGCATTGGGCTAGCCTGCACCATGCTCGACGCAATGTCGAATACGATAGACGCCTGCTCACGGTCAGCAGCTGCGCTGACGATCTCCGCGCCCTTCTCGC